CGCGGGGACTTTTCCGAGAAAGTTTTTGCCCCGGCGGTTTCCTCGGGGAGATTTGTCAAGGGCTTTCCTCGATTAAACCGGGTCTATACGGCCTGAGAGGTCGAGGAAAGTCCCTGAGAACTCTCCCTTCCCACACCCTAACCCTCACGAAAGGAGTTGAAACCGTGGCTACTCGGCCGAGAAGGGATTCAGACACACCGGCAAGTCCTCGTAGACCGGCCACAACTCCTCAGGGTCGAGAGAACCAACTCATCGCGGCGGCCTATGACTTGGTTGAACAGCGAATCCTGGACGGCACTGCCTCAGCAACCGAGACCACGGCTCTGCTGAAGCTGGGTTCGTCGAGAGAACGGCTGGAACAGCAGCGAATCCAGTACGAGAACGAGCTCCTGGTCGTCAAGAAGGAAGCCATGGAAGCTCAGGTCAAGTCTGACGAGCTGTTCCGCGAAGCGATGGACTACTTCCGTGCCTATACCGGAAATGGTCCTCCTCCGACCGAATCTGATCAGAATGAATAGGAACTATTCCGATCTGCGTCAACTTCTGACGTTTGAAGAGCGGTTTCGTTACCTGAAGCTCCATGGTCGGGTCGGAGAATCCACATTCGGTTACGACCGGTGGATGAATCAGCAGTTCTACACGTCGCGCCAGTGGAGAGATGTCCGGCACGAGGTTATTGCCCGGGACAACGGCTGTGACATGGGGATCGAAGGCTACGAGATCCATTCGGGCCTCTATATCCACCACATGAACCCGATGACCATCGAGGACATCGAGACAGGGAACCCGGACATCCTCAACCCCGATTTCCTGATCACCGTAACGCACGCGACTCATAACGCCATCCACTACGGCGACGAGAGTCTGCTGCCCCGCCCTGTCATCGAGCGAAAGCCCGGCGACACAAAGCTCTGGTAACGGAGGAAGTATGGACGAGACCACTGGTCCCTGCCCGCCCGTCGAGGACGACGAGGAAAACAACCTGGCCGAGGAGACTGCGGCCGACTACACCGCTGAGGAGGTCACGGAATGACCGACAAGAACAGCTGGGAGTACGTCAGCTCCAAGCTCGGCAAGATCGACGGACCCACCAAGTCGAAGGCGAAGGAGATCTTCGACGCGGCCAAGAAGGCCGGCCACCAAGTGTGGTTCATGTGGGGCTACGACGGCAACGCATCGAACACCGAGCACCACTCCGGTCGTGCTCTGGACTTCATGGTCCGCAGCCACTCTGACGGCCAGTGGGTCCGCGACTACATCTGGAAGAACCGCTCTCGTCTGCGGCTCCAGCATGTCATCTGGGAACAGCACATCACCTCGACCGTCACGTCGCCCGGCAAGGTCCGCAAGATGGCCGACCGAGGCAGTGTCACCGAGAACCACATGGACCACGTCCACGTTCTGTTCTTCCAGGGGACCTACCAGAAGCCCGGTTCGGACTCCGCTCCGGTCGACCCGGCTCCGCCGAAGAAGAAGACCGACGCCGAGATCGCTCGTGAGGTCCTCGCCGGCAAGTGGGGCAACGGTCACACACGCACACAGCGACTGCACGGCGCCGGCTACAACCCGACCACGATCCAGCGGCTCGTCAACAAGCTCCTCGACGAAGACCAGGCGGCCAAGAAGAAGAAGACCGTCAACCAACTGGCTTCCGAGGTCATCGACGGCAAGTGGGGCACCGGCGCGGACCGTGTCACCCGTCTGACCAAGGCCGGCTACAACGCGTCCGCCGTTCAGAAGGAGGTCAACCGCCTCCTGCTGGGGAACAACCACAAGAAGAAGTCGGTCCTCCAGCTGGCTTCCGAGGTCCTCCGCGGAGAGTGGGGCAACGGTGATGTCCGTGTCCAGCGGCTCACGCGCGCCGGCTACAACGCCAGGGCGGTTCAGGCCCAGGTCAACCGTATGTCGAAGTAGTCATCTGAAGGGAGGTGTCCCGCGTGGCACAGAGCATCCTCGACAGTGTCAAGAAGATGTGCGGGATCGATCCGTCCCAGACGGTTTTCGACCTCGACATCGTGACTCACATCAACTCGGTGTTCTCCGACCTCGAACAACTCGGGATCGGTCCTGTCGATGGGTTCATGATCGAAGACAACGTTCCCACGTGGGACGCCTTCCTCGGTGACGACCCTCGACTGAGCTCCGTCAAGTCGTACGTGTACTTCCGCGTGCGGCTCATGTTCGATCCACCCCAGACGTCCTACCTCATCGAGTCTTTCGACAAGCAGATCGAAAAGATGGAGTGGCGTCTCCACGTGACCCGAGAGGGGGACGCATGGACCGATCCGTCCTTGCCGGCCGCGTAGTCGGTGAGGCGAAGGAACTGAACGATGTCCTTGAGCACTACGGAATCAAGGGCATGAAGTGGGGCGTCCGTCGCTCGCAAGCTCAGCTCAACAGCGCGAAACCGCCGGCGTCGGATGATCACACCACCGCCAAGGCTGCCAAGGCCAAGGTCAAGGCAGGTGGGCTCAAATCGTTGTCCAACGACGAGCTCAAGACCTACCTGGAGCGCATGGATCTGGAGAAGCGCTACAAGAAGAGCGACACTGGGCCGAAGGCTGAGACCCAGAAGTTCATCAAGGAGACCCTTCTCCAGGTCGGCAAGCAGGAAGCCGCCAAGTACCTCGCCAAGCAGGTTGGCAAGGCCCTCGCTGGACGAGGCTAGTAGAAGGGAGGGTCACCAATGGCGTTGTCGAACACGGCCACTCCGGTTTACTACGGGCAGTTCCGTGCTGCGGTAATGAACCGCGAGATTCCGGTCAACCGGGAAGTCTCCTTGGAGATGAACCGCATCGACGCGCTCATCCGGAACCCGAACGTCTACTACGACGACGCTGCAGTCGAGGGTTTCATCCTTTACTGCGAGAAGGAACTCACACTTACCGATGGCAGCGATCTTCACTTGCTGCCGACGTTCAAGCTGTGGGCGGAACAGATCTTCGGGTGGTACTACTTCGTCAACAGGAGTGTGTACGTACCTGGTGAGCACGGCGAAGAAGGTCACTACGAGGACAAGGTAGTCAAAAAGCGGCTGACGACAAAGCAGTACTTGATCGTTGCCCGTGGCGCCGCCAAGTCCATGTACGCCGCTTGCATCCAGGCGTACTTCCTGAACGTAGACACAGCGACGACGCATCAGATCACCACGGCGCCGACGATGAAACAGGCCGATGAGGTCATGTCGCCGTTCAGGACCGCGATCATCCGAGCTCGTGGACCGCTCTTCAAGTTCCTCTGCGAAGGCTCGATGCAGAACACGACGGGTTCCAAGATGAACCGCGTCAAGTTGGCGTCGACCAAGAAGGGCGTCGAGAACTTCCTGACCGGATCTCTGCTTGAGGTCCGGCCCATGTCGATCAACAAGCTGCAGGGCCTTCGCCCTAAGGTCTCAACGATCGACGAATGGCTGTCCGGCGACCTCCGAGAGGACGTAGTCGGCGCCGTCGAGCAGGGTGCTTCCAAGCTGGACGACTTCTTGATCGTCGCCATCAGCTCGGAAGGAACTGTCCGTAACGGTTCGGGCGATACCATCAAAATGGAACTCGCTGACATTCTCAAGGGAGAGTACCAAGCTCCACACGTTTCGATCTGGCATTACAAACTGGACGAAATCGAGGAAGTCGGCGACCCGTCGAAGTGGTTGAAGGCCAATCCGAACCTCGGAAAGACCATCACCTATGAGACTTACCAACTCGACGTTGAACGAGCCGAGAAAGCCCCGGCTGCTCGGAACGACATCCTGGCCAAGCGCTTTGGAATCCCTATGGAAGGCTACTCGTACTTCTTCACGTACGAGGAAACGATCCCTCATCGTAAGCGTGAGTACTGGCAGATGCCTTGTGCTCTGGGGGCTGACCTTTCACAAGGTGACGACTTCTGCGCCTTCACATTCCTCTTCCCACTGCCACGCGGGTATGGGATAAAGACCCGAAGCTACATCACTACGACAACGCTCCACAAACTCCCCGGGGCAATGCGCCAGAAGTACGAGGAGTTCATTGCCGAGGGTAGCCTCCACGTGCTGGAAGGCGAGATCCTCGACATGATGGAGGTCTACGAAGACCTCGACGATCACATCCAACGCAAGCAGTACGACGTTCGCGCCTTTGGTTATGACCCGTACAACGCGAAAGAGTTCGTGACTCGTTGGGAGCAGGAGAACGGTCCGTTCGGCATCGAGAAAGTGATTCAGGGGGCGAGGACTGAGTCTGTCCCGCTTGGGGAACTCAAGACTCTTAGTGAAGAACGACTCTTGAAATTTGATCAACAGCTCATGAAGTTTGCCATGGGCAACGCGATCACGATGGAGGACACCAACGGCAACCGCAAGCTGTTGAAGAAGCGCCAGGACGCCAAGATCGACAACGTCGCAGCCGCGATGGATGCCTGGGTCGCTTACAAGCTCAACAAGGAAGCCTTCGAGTAGCCAGGAAAGGGGGTGACTCATGGCATTGCTTACCCGATTGAAGACGAACCTCAAGCACGCTTGGAACGCCTTCACATCGGACCCGTATGCCAGCAATCAGAACCATGGCGGGTTCAACTACGGTGGTCGGCCTGACCGAACGCGGATGGCTTACGGCAACGAACGGTCCATCATCGCGTCGATCATCACGCGAATCGCGATTGATGTTTCCGAGGTGCCGATCCGACACGTCCGAGTGGACGACGAGGAACGGTACGTCGAGGACATCAGGAGTGGTCTGAACGACTGCCTCAAGGTCGAAGCCAACATGGACCAGGGAGGACGTCAGTTCCGGCAGGACATCGCACAGACTGTCCTTGAAAAGGGTGTCTGCGCCGTCGTTCCGGTAGAGACCTCCGTGAACCCGGCTACCACCGGAGGCTTCGACATCAAGTCTCTCCGGGTCGGCGAGATCATCGCTTGGTTCCCGGACGCCGTTCGCGTCATGCTCTACAACGAGCGTTCCGGCATGAGGGAGGAGATCACACTCCCCAAGCGTTTCGTCGCCATTGTGGAGAATCCTCTCTACACGGTGATGAACGAGCCGAACTCGACCTACCAGAGGCTCATCCGGAAGTTGAACCTTCTGGATACAACCGACGACGCGAACAGTTCCGGCAAGCTGGACATGATCATCCAGTTGCCTTACGTGATCAAGTCCGAGGCTCGCCGGCAGCAGGCCGAGCAACGCCGGAAGGACATCGAGTTCCAGCTTGCGGGCAGCCAGTACGGTATCGCCTACACAGACGGAACCGAGAAGATCACTCAGCTGAACCGGGCTGTGGAGAACAAGCTCCTCGACGAGGTCAAGTACTTCACGGACATGCTGTACAACCAGCTCGGGCTCACTCCGGACGTCATGAACGGTACGGCGGACGAAGCAGCCATGAACAACTACTTCTTCCGCACCATCGACCCGATTCTCGACGCCATCGCCGAAGCAATGCGTCGGGCTTTCCTGACGAAGACTGCTCGGACTCAGGGTCACTCAGTCGAGTGGTACCGCAACCCGTTCAAGCTCGTCGCCATGGAACAACTTGCGGAGATCGGCGACAAGTTCGTCCGAAACCGCATCGCCACGGGCAACGACATCCGAACCGCCATCGGTTGGAAGCCGGCCAAGGACCCGTCCGCGGACAAGCTCACCAACCCCAACATGCCGGACGACAAGCAACTCGGTCCGGCACGAACTCGACTCGCACTCGAACCGGCTCCGTCGGAGTCGCCACCTCAACTGATAGAGACGGGAGGGAACCGTCAAAATGGTACCTGACTTTGGCGGATGGGCCACCAAGGCCAACCTCAAGTGCTCTGACGGCCGGACGATTCTGCCCGATGCCTTCAAGCACATGGACGGGCAGCAGGTGCCGCTCGTCTACATGCACGGTCACAAGGACATTGAGAATGTCCTCGGCTACGCCGTGCTGGAACACCGAGACGGCGAGGGCGTCTACTGCAAGGCGTACTTCAACGAGACGCCCGGCGGCAAGAACGCCAAGCTCCAGGTGCAGCACGGTGACATCAAGCACCTGTCGATCATGGCCAACCAGCTGGTCGAGAAGGTCATCGCCGGCGGCAAGAGCGTCATCCATGGCATGATTCGTGAGGTCTCGCTCGTGCTGGCCGGAGCCAACCCCGGCGCGGTGATCGACTTCGTCCGTATCGCCCACAGCGACGACCCGGACGACTACACCGAGCTGACTGACGAGGCGGTCATCAAGACCGGCACCGAAATCGAGCTGTCACACGCGATCGACGGTGTCGACGACACCAAGCCGGATGCCAAGACCACCGACAGCGGCGAGGGTCCGACACTACAGCAGGCGTACGACAACCTCGACGACGACACCAAGGGTCTCGTCACCGCGCTGGTCGAAGCGGCTCTGGAAGCCGGCGCTCAGCACTCCGACGGTGACCCGAAGGACGGCGAGCCCAAGGACGGGGAGCCGAAGGACGGCGAACCCACCGACGACAACCCCGAGGGCGACCTCAACCACCAGGAAGGAACCGGCGCTATGACGCGCAACGTGTTCGACCAGTCCGCGACCGGCACCGGTTCGGACAAGAAGACCCTGACCCACGCCGAGTTCCGCGACATCGCCAAGAAGGCAGTCAAGGCCGGCTCGCTGAAGGCGATCCTCGACGAGACCGCGCTGGAGCACGGCGTCGAGAACATCGAGGTCCTGTTCCCGGACGCGAAGGCGATCTCTGCCACGCCGGAGTGGAACAAGCGCCGGACTGAGTGGGTCGCGAGTGTCCTGAACGGCGTCGACCGCCGGCCGTACTCCCGCATCAAGACCCTCGTCGCCGACATCACCCAGGACGAGGCGCGGGCCAAGGGCTACATCACCGGGTCGTACAAGAAGGAGGAGTGGTTCTCCGTCACGACCCGCAAGACCGGCCCGACCACGATCTACAAGAAGCAGAAGCTCGACCGTGATGACATGATCGACGTCACGGACTTCGACATCGTCGCCTGGCTGTGGGGCGAGATCCGCCTCATGATCGAGGAGGAAATCGCGCGTGCGATCCTCTTCGGTGACGGCCGCGACGTCTCGGACCCGGACCACATCGCCGACCCGATGGCTGCGGCCTCCGGCGACGGCATCCGCTCGATCACCAACGAGCACGAGCTGTACATGACCACGGTGAACGTCAACCTGGACGACGCCAGCTCTTCGTACCACGAGCTCGTCGAGTCCATCCTCCGTGCCCGCCGCTTCTACAAGGGCACCGGTCTGCCGACGTTCTACACCACCGAGGCCGTCCTCACCGAGCTGCTCCTGCTCAAGGACGAGGCCAACTCCAACCGGCGCCTGTACTCCTCGGTGGAGGACCTGGCGAACGCTCTGCGTGTTCGCTCCATCATCCCCGTCGAGGCGATGGAGAGCGCGGAGAGCGACCTGGTCGGCATCATCGTCAACCTGTCGGACTACACCGTCGGCACCGACCGGGGTGGCGAGCTCACTCGGTTCGACGACTTCGACATCGACTACAACCAGTACAAGTACCTCATGGAGGCGCGGATGTCCGGCGCCCTCACGAAGATCAAGTCCGCTCAGGTCATCCGCAAGACCGCTGCGGCCAACGTCCTCGTCTCGCCCGACAAGCCGACCTTCGTCGCCTCCACCGGCGTCGTGACCATCCCGTCCAAGACGGGCGTCATCTACCAGGACGCCTCGGACAGCTCCGTCCTCACCGCGGGTGCTCAGGCGGCCCTGGCTGCCGGAGAGTCCATCACCGTTCAGGCCGTCCCGGCCGCGGGCTACTACTTCGCGACCAACGCTGACGACTCCTGGACGTTCAAGCGTCCGGCCGCCTGACAGTAGTCATCGGCAATGGCAAAGTACGCAGGAAAGGTAGGTTACGCCCCAACCACGGTTGAGACAGCTCCTGGGGTCTGGACCGAAGTCGTCGTCGAACGTGACTACGTCGGCGATATTCTCCGGAACACGCGGAAACTCCAGGCGGGAGAGAGTGTAAATGACGATCTCTCGGTTGATAACTCGATCAGCATTGTGGCGGATGCATACGCCAACGAAAACTTCTTTGCCATTCGCTATGTGATGTGGATGGGGGCTCGATGGAAAGTCACTAACGTGGAAGTCCAGAGCCCCCGTCTGCTCTTGAGGCTGGGAGGGATCTACAATGGGCCGACGCCTCCAACTCCATGACAAGTTGCTGGAGATCACGCCCAACGTGTACTACCAGCCTCCGGCCAATGTGCAGATGAGCTACCCCTGCATCGTCTACAAACGAGATGCGGGGGACACTCAGTTCGCTGGCAACAAGCCTTACGCCTACACCCAGCGGTACATGGTGACCATCATCGCACAGGACCCGGACACGGACATCCTGGACAAGGTCGCTCAGCAGCCCATGTGTCTGTTCAACCGCAACTACGCAGTCAACGGGCTGCATCACGACGTCTTCAACTTGTACTTCTGAAGGGAAGTAACGAATGTCTGTCCTGCAGTGGGACCAGACCGGCGAGAAGGTGTACGAGAACGGCGTCGAGAAGGGCGTCTTCTACACCGTCGATGGTGCCGGCGCATACGCCAACGGATACGCCTGGAACGGCCTCGTCTCCGTCACCGAGTCGCCGTCGGGCGCCGAGGTCAACAAGCAGTACGCGGACAACCGCGTCTACGCGAGCCTGCGTTCCGCCGAGGAGTTCGGCGCGACCGTCGAGGCGTTCACGTACCCGATGGAGTCCATCCAGGCCCTGGACGGCTCCAGCTCCCCGACCCCCGGCGTCGCGCTGGGGCAGCAGGGTCGCACCACCTTCGGTATGTCCTACGTCACCAAGGTCGGTAACGACCTCAACCCCGACGCTGGCGAGAAGATCCACCTGATCTACGGCGCCACCGCCAACCCGTCCGAGAAGGCGTACACCACGGTCAACGACTCGCCGGAGGCGGCGACGTTCTCGTGGGAGCTGACGACCACTCCGGTCGACGTCGGCACGGTCAACAGCGTCGAGTACAAGCCGGCTTCCACCATCACCATCGACACCACCAAGGAGAGCGCGGACGCGGTCGCGACCCTGCGTGACTTCCTGTACGGCACCGCGGGTTCCGACCCGTCCCTGCCGTCGCCGGCGGCTGTCATCGCGATGTTCACCAGCGCCACGCTGGAGGTCACTCCGACGGAGCCGGCCTACGACACCACCACGAACGTCATGACCGTTCCGACGATCACGGGTGTCGCGTACTACATGGACGGCGAGCTGCTGTCCTCGGGCGCTCAGCCGGCGTTCACGGCGAACCACATCGTCGAGGCCCGTCCGACCGTGGGCTACAAGTTCCCGGCCAACGTCGACACCGACTGGCTCATCGGCGACTTCTGATCGCCACCTGACAGGAAGGAGGCCAAGGTTTGCTCACGGTTCTGGTTCCGTTGGCGGAAACGTTCAACGACGACACGCAGATGTTCGAAGTCAGCGAGTCGTTCGAACTCGATCTCGAACACTCCTTGGCCTCCGTGTCAAAATGGGAGCAATCGTTCGAGAAGCCGTTCCTAGGTTCCGAAGACAAAACTCCCGAAGAGACGATTGCCTACATCATGATGATGGCAATCGATCCCAAAACTCCTCCGGAGATTTTCGCCAGACTTTCCGAAGACAACTTTCGGGAGATCAACCGTTACATCGGTGCGAAGATGACCGCTACTTGGTTCAAAGCAGACCCGAATCAGCGGCCGAGCCGTGAGGTCATCACCGCCGAGGTCATCTATCAGTGGATGATCCACCACAACGTCTGGCTTGAGGCTGAAAACTGGCACATCAACAAGCTGCTGACTCTCCTACGGGTATGCACCGAGAAGACGAAGCCGCCCAAGAAGATGAATCGACGCCAGCAAATCGCCGAGCGTCAGAGACTTAATGCACAGCGCCTAGCCGAGAGAGGAGGACGTGGGTGACAAGGCTTGAATGGAGCACACCGGGCAGCCGAGAGTTCGAAACTGGCGTTGATCGGGGCGTTCTTTATCTCTCCGGACAGCCGGGGGTTCCGTGGTCTGGCTTGACGTCCGTTGAGATCTCGCCAGAGGGAGGTGGCACGAAGTCATACTACCTCGACGGTGAGAAGTACTTGCTCGCCTCTGCGAGGGAGGAGTTCGGCGCAACGATCAACGCGTTCACTTACCCGCCTCAGTTCTCCGAGTGCGACGGAACAAGGTCGGTCAGGAACGGTTTGTCAGTTCGTCAGCAGCGTCGGAAGCCTTTCGGGTTCTCCTGGCGAACGATGCTGGGTAACGACCTCAACCCTGAGGCCGGCTACAAGATCCACATCGTCTACAACGCGATGGCCGAGCCTTCCGGACGATCTCACGAGACGACCACAGACACGGTCGATCCGACCCCGTTCAGCTGGGCGGTAAAGACCAAGCCATCCGTTGTTCCGGGCTACAAGCGGACTTCGCATTTCGAGATCGATTCCCGAACGACAGACTCGAACGTGTTGCAGCTGGTGGAAGAGGCCCTGTACGGGACCGAAGAGGAGATGCCCTATCTCCCTTCATTCGACCAGCTGATCGCGATGTACGACGCATTCTTCGTCTACGTGGTCACCGACAACGGCGACGGTACGGCGACCATCTCCGGTCCCGACGACGCCATCACTCACCTCGACGACATTCTCATTCAGTTCAACTGGCCGACGGTCGTCGAGGACCCGATCGACCCGAACAAGTACTCCATCAGCGACGGGTAAGGAGGTCCTGTGCCGTACGTTCAAACACTAGTCGACAACTTCGATGACGCGTCACTCGACCTCGCCAAGTGGACGGTGACCCAGGGACCGGGTTCTTCGGAGTCCGGCGGAACCCTGAATCTCGCTTGTGTTGCGGATTACCCTCGTGTCGAGGGAGATCAACTCTTTGACCTCTCTACGGGCATTCTTGCAGCCAAGCTGTCGGTCTCCGGCACCCGCGCACCAAACTGTGAGTTCTACATCGGCGCCCACGACGCCAGCGGGAATCATATTTCCGCTCTTGGTGGTCCGAACGGAACGTATCTCACGTTCCAGGCCGGCGGAGCGACGACGTTCAACACCGAAGTGATCACCGACACAACAGTCGGCGTCGGCTGGGACTGGGTTCCCGGTACCTGGTGGGGAATCGGGAATCTGGGTTCCGACAACATCGTCTACATGCTGAATTCAACCGACGGTGTGACCTGGAACGAGATGGGTCACTGCACCGTTGCCGGAACCCTCAACAAGACGGCTGTCGGTCTGGTCTTCATGACCGGTGTCTGGGACGGCTCAACGCCCGACTTGGTCGCCAACTTCGACGATGCGTCATATTTCGCTTTCGAAACCGAAGGGTTCGTTACGCGAAGAGTTCGCTGGAACGGTGAGTGGGTTGCCGCCGTCCCGAAAGCTCGAATCGGAGGGGAATGGGTCCTCGCCGCACCCAAGCCCCGAATCGGAGGCGCTTGGGACGACCAAATCTAGAAAGGTGGCCTCGTGGCTACGGTAACTGTGTTTACCTCCGAACGAACGGCCGAGATCGAGGCCACGTCGATCGTCTCCGGCGAGATCAACGCAGCGGGCCACCTGGTCCTCACGCGACACGACGGGACACCGATCGACATGGGCGCCGTCTCCGGCGTTCAGCTTGACGGAGGTGCAAGCTATGCCAAGGCGGATGTCTTCTCCTATGTGGGCGACACCGACCCCGGTGCGGTCCCCGACGGATCGGTATGGTTCGACACCACCGGTCCGACAGGCCCGTTCGCAAGTACCACGCAGCAGGGGCTCATCGAGATCGCCACGGACGCGGAGACTGTCACCGGTACGGACGCCCAACGAGCGGTAACCCCTGCCGGTGTTGCTGCGGCCATCAACGCCAAGATCTTGGCCCCCAACGCGATCACCGAGACAGCCGCGGCTACGGCATATCCTCTCGGAATGTCGCAGATGTCTCTCACTACCGCCTCGGGCTGGTCGCTCAACTCCGGATTCGGTTCTGCCGTGACTTTCCGGACCGAGACTGACCGCACTGTCCAGTACTTCTACAGCAATCCTGGCGGCGTTGGCACCCCGCGGAGCTGGATGCGGCAGTACCACACCAGCAACAACGGTGGTGGCTGGACCGCGTGGGCCAAGGTGATGACACTCAAGGAGGAAGCATCCACCGATGCCACGCAGGCTGACGGGATCGCTTCATATCCTCCGGGATGGTCGAGGATCTACTTCGACAACCTGACGTCTGCCGGCTGGGAATTCGCAGGGCAGTGGGGCGAGCTTCTGACTTACTACGACGGCGCTGGTCTCGGTCGTCAGACCTGGCAAGAGCACGGTAGTAATGGAAGCGCCCCGCCGCGATTCTGGATGCGCACCGGTAACACGGGCGGCTGGTCCCAGTGGGCGAAGTACATGAGCGACCCGGGTGCCTGGACCGCCTACACATCCACGTGGTCCACGCAAACCGGGGCTAACACGCCGACCTACGGTGACGCGATCAACGGCACCAAGTACATCAAGAACGGACGCAAGGTCACCGTCCTGTTCGACGTTGCGTTCGGAGCCGGTACAAACTTCGGCGGTGGAGGAGGCACAGACAACTGGCGGTTCTCTCTGCCGGTTCCCGCGGCCAGTGGTACCGGTACGCTCGGAATGCTCGAATTGTGGGACTCCAGTGCGACCGCTGCCGGATTCGCTAGGGCCAGGCTCGTAAACACCACCACATTCGAACTGGTGATGTCGGTCGGACTGCCGGGCACTCTCGGAAACATCGTCGACTCCAGCGGCACTCAGCCTTGGGCATGGGGCGCCAACGATGCCGTTCGCGGCACCCTCACCTACGAATCCGCTTCCTAAGGAGTACGGAAATGGGCCTTGGGCTCACAGTCGACAAGCCGACGCTCGACATGAAGGCCGCTCAGGCGGTCCTCGAACTCCGTTCGGCTCTCAACAAGCACGAGGCCATCGCCGCATGGCTGGCCAATCACCCCGTGGTCGAGGCTGTTGACCCGCTGATCGCCGAATTCAGTTACAACGCCGACGAGGCGTATGCCCTCCGTCTGTACTTCGAGGGCGTCGAGGCAATTCGCGTCGGCAACCCCAACCTGATCGCCGTCGGCCGGAAGATGACCGGTCTGGAGTCGTAGGAAGGAGGTCAAATGATCTCGTTCACAGTGTCTCGTTCGGGTGGACGAGCCGAAGACTTCCTTCGCAAGCTGCAGCGAGGCGATATTTACAACGGGCTGGAAAGTCTGGCCCAACAAGGTGTCGCCGCCCTCGAATCAGCTACCCCAGTCGATTCCGGACTAGCCGCAGGCTCATGGTCTTACACGATCCAGCGAGCCCGCGGTTCTGCCCGGATCGAATGGGTCAACTCCGACGTTGAAAACGGGTTCCCCGTCGCCATCATGCTGCAGTACGGCTATGGAACGGGCACAGGCGGCTATGTGCAGGGACGGGACTACATCAACCCCGCCATCAAGCCGATATTTGACATGATCGCTGACAAGGTATGGAAGGCGGTGACCTCCGCATGACCAGTGTCGACAACCGCGTCGTTCACATGCAGTTCGACAATGCTGCGTTTGAACGTGGCGTTGCTCAGACACTCGCGTCTCTCAACCGCCTCAACCAGGGGCTTCAGCTCCAGGGGGCCGCCAAGGGACTCCAGGGCATCGGAACCGCCGCCAACGCCCAGAATGCTTCCCTCAAGAACATGGAAGCCGGCGTCAACAGTGTTGCTAGCCGCTTCACGGCCTTGCAGCAGATCGCCACCGGAGCCCTGCACAACATCGGCGCTCGGGTTTCCGAGTCCGCTACTCAGATGGCGAAGTCTTTCACTCTGCAGCCCATCATCGAGGGTTTCCACGAGTACGAGACCAACCTGAACTCGATCCAGACCATCCTGGCGAACACCCAGGCGGCCGGGACAAACCTGAACGACGTCAACAGCGCTCTGAAACAGCTGAACCTCTACTCAGACCAGACGATCTACAACTTCTCTGAGATGGCAAAGAACATCGGCACCTTCACGGCTGCCGGTGTTGACCTGAAGACGTCCGTCGCGTCGATCAAGGGTATTGCCAACCTGGCGGCTCTATCGGGCTCCAACTCGGAGCAGGCTGCTGGCGCCATGTACCAGCTCTCACAGGCGATATCCGCGGGCCGGGTGTCCCTGGAGGACTGGAACTCGGTTGTCAACGCCGGTATGGGTGGCACCGTCTTCCAGCGTGCTCTTGCTCTGAACGCCGAGAAGCTCGGTACACTCTCCAAGGGTGCGGTGGATCTCAAAGGCAAGATGAAGAACGTCACGATCGAAGGGAAGTCGTTCCGTGAGTCGATCACGGCGAAGCCCGGCGAGGAATCGTGGCTGACTTCGAAGGTTCTTACTCAGACTCTGGCGCAGTTCACTGGCGACCTGAGTGATGCGGACCTTGCTGCGCAGGGGTTCAACAAGTCGCAGATCAAAGCCATCCAGGCTCAGGCCAAGACAGCTCGTGAAGCGGCTACCGAGGTCAAAACCCTGTCGGGCCTCTTCGACACGACCAAGGAAGCACTTACCTCGGGTTGGTCCCAGACCTTCGAAACCATATTTGGTGACTTCACGGAAGCCAAGGGTCTGTTCACTGGCGCAAGTGATGCCATCGGCAAGTTGGTCAGTGACTCCGCCGACGGACGCAACAAGATGTTGGCGGACTGGAAGCAACTCGGCGGTCGGGACGTCCTGATCGAGGGTATCACCAACGCTTTCCAAGCTCTGTTCTCCATCCTCAGGCCGATCAAGGACGCTTTCCGGGAGATATTCCCGGCGACCACGGCCAAGAACCTCTACGACATGACGGTGTCGTTCCGTGACTTCATGGAGCGACTCAAGCTCGGAGGCGAAACCGCTGACAAACTGAAGCGGACCTTTGCTGGTGTCTTTGCGATCTTCGGTATCGCCGTCGACATCATCAAAGAAGTTGTTGGCACTATATTTGACTTGGTCGGAGTGGCCACCGAAGGTTCGGGCGGCTTCCTCAACTTCACGGCCAAGATCGGTGACTTCCTCGTTGCCGTCCGGAACGGTATCAGGGAGGGCGGGCTTCTTAAGAACGTCTTCAAGGCCATCGGCACCGTCCTCGCCATTCCGATCAAGCTTGTTCAGAAGCTGGCCGGCTTCTTGGGCGACCTGTTCAAGGACACTGACACCAGCAAGGTGGAAAAGGGCCTCGCCGGAATGGGCGAGAAGCTCAATCCACTGGCGAAGCTGGGCGACGTCGTGTCTGCAGTCTGGGATAAGGTCCTGGACGTCATGCGAAACGTCGGAGAGTTCTTCGGCGAGCTCGGCGACAAGATCGCTGGATTCTTCGACACCCTGGGTGTCAGCTTCGCCGGCCTGAACTTCGACAAGGTTCTTGCCGGCCTCAACACGGGTCTGCTGGCCGGGCTCTTCCTGGTGATCAAGAACTTCCTCAGCGGTTTCGGTGGGGGAGGTCCTGCCGGAATCCTGGAGAACATCACCGACGCGATCGACGGGTTCACAGGGACCCTCAAGGGTATGCAGAACGCGCTGAATGCTGCTGCCCTGCTTCAGATCGCCATCGCCGTTGGCATCCTCGCCCTGTCGATGAACACCCTGTCCAAGATCGACGCAGCTGGTCTGTCACGGGCTTCCGCGGCTATCGCCACTATGTTCGGTCAGTTGGTCGGCACCATGGTGCTGTTCAACAAGTTCGTAGGCGTCGGTGGCTTCGCCAAGTTGCCGTTCGTAATGGGATCACTGATCCTTCTCGCCAGCGCAGTTCTCATCCTCGCTCAGGCAGTGAAACAGCTGTCGGGCCTGGACTGGGAGGAGCTCGCAAAGGGACTCACCGGCTTGGCCGGAGTGCTGGCTCTGCTCGTCGGTTCGCTCAAGGTCATGCCCAACCCGAAGGGTCTCATCTCTACGGGGCTAGGCATCATCGTTCTGGCTGCGGGTGTCAAAATCCTAGCCAGCGCGGTGCAAGACCTATCAGGTCTCGACTGGAATGAACTCGCCAAGGGGATCGTAGGAGTTGGCGCCCTACTCGGGGCACTCGTACTTTTCACGATGTTTGCCAAGGCCAACAAGGGCGGCATCCTTCAGGGTGCTGGAATTATCCTTCTGGCCGCAGGCATAAAAATCCTGGCGAGTGCTGTTGCCGACATGTCCAAATTGTCATGGGGTGGTATAGCTAAGGGGCTTGTGACCCTTGCTGGGGCACTTGCGGTCATCACTGGTGCTCTATATTTGATCCCCCCGACGGCGCCTCTGGCTGCCGCTGGTGTCCTGGGTGTAGCCATCTCCCTCGGGTTGGTGGCCAAGGCCCTCGACAAGATGGCTCAGATGAGCTGGGGTGAGATCGGGAAGAGTCTCGTCGTCATGCTGGGGGCTCTCACCCTCATCGCGGCGGCGCTGTACGTCGTACCGCCTACGGCACCCCTGGCTGCCGCGGGTATCCTGATCACTGCTCTGGCGCTGCAGCAGATTGCCAAGGTCCTGAGCGACTTCTCTCAGTACGACTGGGAAGAGATCGCCAAGGCCATGGTGATGCTGGCGGGTACGCTCGGCCTTATCGCCGGTGCGATGTTCCTCATGACCGGTGCCCTTCCGGGTGCGGCTGCGATGCTCATTATCGCCGCGGCTCTTCAGGTTCTGGCGCCTGTCCTGATGCAGTTCAGCCAAATGTCTCTGGCGGAAATCGGCACGTCGCTTCTCATGCTGGCCGGCGTCTTCGCCGTGTTCGGTATTGCGGCACTGCTGCTGACCCCTGTGGTACCGCTGATGTTCGCTCTTGCAGCGGCTGTAGCCCTCTTGGGTGTCGGTCTGCTAGCTGCCGGTGCGGGTGTATTCCTGTTCGCAACGGGCCTCACAGCCCTAGCCGCGGCAGGTGCAGCCGGAACAGCAGCAATCATCGGTATCGTGTCGGGACTCATCGGGCTCATCCCCGAGTTGATGAAGCAGATCGGCCTTGGCATCATCGCCTTCGCTGAAGTCATCGCTCAGGCTGGTCCGGCGATTTTCAAGGCCATGGTTACGGTCATGGAATCGCTCATCTCGGCGATCGTCAGGCTCACGCCAAAGATCATCGATGCTCTTCTGAGGCTTCTCACTATCCTGCTTCAGAAGCTGGCGAACTACGTACCGAAGATGGTCGATGCGGGCTACAAGCTCCTCATCGGTATCCTCAACGGTATTGCCAAGAACGTCGGAAAGATGGCCGAGGCCGCAACAAAGGTTGTGGTCGAGTTCCTGAGGGCCATGGGTAAGCAGATCCCCAAGATTGTCGACGCCGGTTTCAAGATGGTGATCGACGTCGTCAAGGGTGTCCGCAAGGCTGTCGACGCCAATGCCGAAACCCTCGGTCGTGAAGGCGGAAAGCTCGCCGTAGCGATCATCAAGGGCATGGTCAAGGGTATTGCTGCCGGTGCGGGCGAGATCGCGAGTGCGGCAAAGAATGTCGCCAAGAGCGCCCTGAACGCAGCGAAGGACTTCCTGGGGATTCACTCTCCCTCGAAGGAATTCGAGAAGGTCGGCAACTACGTCAACGATGGTTTCCGCAAGGGCCTCGATGGCAACAAGAAGCAGGTCTACGACGCGTTCGACGGGCTCAAGAAGATGCTCAAGGATCTCTCTAAGAGCTCCAAGGCGTCTGCTTCTGAGCGGAAGAGGGCAGCTGCAGCTTACGCAACGCTGACCAAGTCGCTCAACGACGAGAAGGGTGCGATCGGCAAGCTCGCGGACAAGTACGACGTTCTGACTGAGAAGATCAAGAAGGCCGATGAGGCTTACAAGAACGCCGTCAAGACCCGTGACGACTACAAGAAGCAGATCACGGATCAGTTCTCAGACATGGCTGCCCCGACCGGGGAAATCTCGGTCGCCGACTACATCAAGAACCTCGCCAAGCAGGTCGAAGATACCAAGGTGTTCTCGAACCAGCTCCAGAGGCTCCGGAAGCTCGGTCTCAACGACGAGACGTACAAGGACCTGCTGTCGCAGGGGGTCAGCGCACTGCCGTTCGTCGAGGAACTCCTCAAGGGCGGCAAGGAGAGCATCAACCAGATCAACAGCCTTGGAAAGGAGTTGGACCAGGCAGGTTCGGCCCTGGGAAGCCAGGCGTCGACCAACCTGTACCAGGCCGCAGTCAACTCGGCCAAGGGCTTCCTCGACGGTCTGAAGAAGCAGCAGACCGCCATCGAGAAGCAGATGGACAAGATCGCGGATGCGATGGTCAGGTCCATCAAGGCCAAGCTAAAGATCAAGTCTCCGTCCCGTGTGTTCATGGAGATCGGCGAGTTCGTTGCCAAGGGCCTGTCCCGCGGTATGGACGACTCGACCAAGCTCGTCGCCAGGTCGGCGGAGGATGTAGGTACGACCGCTGTGGACTCTGTCCGCAAGTCGATATCCGGGTTCTCCGACCTGATCACAAGCGACATGGCTACTCGGCCCACCATCACCCCGGTGCTGGATCTGAGCACGTTCCGCAAGGACGCTGCTCTTATGGGTCAGTATCTCCCCACAGAAGGGCTCTCGGTCGACTCGGCTTACGCCAAGGCCAAGTTCGTGCGTGACGCGTACGCAAGCCAGCGTGCGGCAGAAGCACAGTCCGCCCTGGAAGACCAGGCGGGCACTGTCAACTACACCCAGAACAACTACTCGCCCAAGGCTCTGAGTCAGGCGGATATTTACCGTCAGACGAAGAACCAATTGTCCACAGTGAAGGGAGCTCTGTCGACTAGTGCTTCAACTGGTTGAGGTCCGAACCCGACAGGGTGACCTGCTGAGCCTGCCCCTCGAAGACGACAGCTCGGGTCTCCGGGTTGCCAAAATCGAGGGGCTTGGCCCCGTCAAGGCGACGCTCGTCTCGTCGAGTTTCGCCAACATGGACGGCGAGGAGTACCAGTCGAGCCGGCGCGAGCCACGGAACATCAAGCTGGAGATCGAGCTGGACCCAGACCCCGAGTCGGAAGACACGGTGTACGGGCTCAGGAAGCAGCTCTATAAGTTCTTCATGCCCAAGTCCGAGGTCACGTTCCGGCTCTACATGGCGGACGGTCTTGAAGTGGACATCGTGGGACGTGTGGAGACATGCGAGCCCGAGATGTTCACCCAAGAGCCCACGATCGGTATTTCGGTGATGTGTTTCAAGCCGGACTTCTATGAGCTCACCCCTGAGCTCGTCCCGGGGACGACGACGTCCGGCGACGTGCCCATCACTATCGAGTACGCGGGCAGCATCGAGACGGGCATCCAGCTCACTCTCAATGTCGACCGTACCTTGCCCGAGTTCAGCGTGTTCCACGTCCCGCCGAATGACGAGACAGTACAGCTGGACTTCAACAGCGACCCCTTGGAGGCGGGTGACGTTCTGACCATCAGTACCGTCCGCGGCTCCAAGGGGGCCATACTCACCCGAGCGGGTGTCGACTCCTCAGTGCTCTATGGCATCTCACCACAATCCAAGTGGATCGAGCTGCAGCCGGGCACGAATACCATCCGTGTGTACGCGGAAGGGGCTGACATCCCGCTGTCCATCCAGTACATCAACAAATACGGGGGTCTGTAGTGGAGGCGTACGTACTCGACCCCCTTCTCCGGCGAATCGCGGTCATCGACCAGTTCGAATCGCTCATCTGGACCGAAAGGTTCGCTGCATTTGGCGACTTCCAGATGGACATTGTGTCCACGCCGGGGATGCGTACGCTCTTGTCGACGGGCACTCTGCTGGCCATGAACGAGTCGTACCGAGTCATGATGGTGGAAACCGTCGAAGATGAGGTCGATTCGGATGGCCGGCGGATGCTCTCGGTCAAGGGCCGTTCCATCGAAGCCCTCCTGCTCGATAGGGTGGCGAAGAACTCCACAGCCGACCTCACTACGTCTCCCAAGTGGGTCATCACCAACCCGCCGGCAACGGTGGCGCGGCAGATCTTCCACGATATTTGTGTCACGGGGATTCTCGACGCATCGGACGTCATCCCGTTCATCAACGAGGGATCATTCCTGCCCCCTGACACTGTCGTGGAACCCATCGACCCGATCACGGTAGAGCTGGACCCCACCACGGTCTACGACGCCATCGAGGATATTTGCAACGTCTGGAGCATGGGCTTCCGGATGGTGCGGAACTTCGACACGTCAGAGCTCTGGTTCGATGTATACACAGGGAGCAACCGAACTACCGGCCAAGCGGTGCTGCCTCCGGTCATCTTCACTCCGTCGCTGGACAACCTTCAGAACACGAAGGAACTCACGACCATCGACAAGTCGAAGAACGTGGCGTACGTATATTCTCCGGCGGGCTTTCTCAAGGTCTACGCCCCTGGCGCGGATGAGACCACTGAAGGATTCGAACGTCACGTTCTGGTCGTCAACGCGACCGACGTCACAAGCGAGACCACCGATATCCCCGGGGCTCTGCTCCAGAAGGGGATGGAGGAACTGGCGAAGAACCGTGTCAACCAGAGCCTCGACGGTGAGATCGCGCAGAACAGTCAGTTCAAGTACGGCGTGCATTACAACCTCGGCGACATAGTCGAGATGCGCACGGACAACTCGACCAACAACATGCGAGTGACCGAGCAGATATTCGTGTCTGACCGGGAGGGAGAGCGTGCCTATCCGACGCTGTCACTCAACACCTTCATCACGACCGGGTCGTGGTTGTCCTGGCTGAACAACCAGCAGTGGATCGAACTGACCACTGAAGAATGGATCGACCAGCCGTAGGGAGGTAAGACATGGCTGAAGGAGATCAGGCAGTAGCCGCCGGCTACGCGAAGGTTCCCGAGTCGGGCGAAGAGGGACGTGTCCGCTGGGGAGCTCGTGAGATCAACCGGACCCGCGACTACATCGCATTGCTGAAGGCTCTCATCCCGACAGGCAAGTCCAGCTACCGCACTGCGGCAGGGATCACCTCGGGCACGACCGATCCGAACCCAGCGTCGGGAGCTGACGGAGACATCTACTTCAAGATCATCAGTTAGGTGTCGCCGTGACCGACTACACGAAATCTACGGGTTCCGGTGGCGGCAAGCTGGTCATCCGTGACACCGGCCTGGATGTCGAGTTCTACTTTCAGGCAGGATATTCGTCGGACTGGTGGAACGGGATGCCGTTCAACTGGACCGCGAACGGTCATACGACCAGCAAGACCATCAACTACCCCACGGGCCGTCCGTTCTACAAGGTCGGGGAAGTCCGGATCACCGATTCACAGACGGTCACGTTCCGTCTGACCGATGGCTCCAGCGCCACAGGTATCGGTGGTCCGACTTCCTTCGCCCAGTACATCAAGCGGGACACAATTCCCGCAAAACCGTCAACTCCGTCTATATCCAACATCACGGCGACTTCGGTCTATGTGACGTTCTCGGATGGCTCAAACGGCGGAGATGCGATCGACGCGAGACAAATCGGGTACGACACCGACTCCAATGGTGGGTCTAAAGCACTCGTTTCGTCAGATCGATCGACGACCATCACGGGTCTGTCGCAAGGCACGACCTACTACTTCTGGGCCAGGACACATAACTCCGAAGGCTGGAGTGCCTGGTCTGGACGAGCATCAGCTAAGACGCTCAAAACCCCTGGGGCGCCAAGTGCCCCACTCTTGTCGAGTGTCAGAGCAACCAGCGTCGACGTTGCGTTCTCTGCACCGTCCGACACCGGCGGGTCCACGATTACCGGTTATCAAATCGGTTACGGGACAGACTCATCTACGCCGACGAGTACGGTGACAGCAACTTCGCCGCATGTAGTCGCGGGGCTCAATCCAGGAACCGTGTACTACTTCCGGGTTCGAGCCCGGAACTCTGTTGGCTGGGGAGCCTGGTCGGCGGCTCGTAGCATTCGAACAGTCGCCGGTTCCTATATTCGTGTGGGAGCAGAGATTAAGCTCGCGATCCCCTACGTAAAAGTGGGAGGCGTATGGAAGGTCGCTGAGCCCTGGATACGAAACGTGGGCGTGTGGAAGCGCACCACTTAGGGGAGGATATTTACGTGAACTGGCTGCAGGTAGCCCTGGTGGCAGCTGGCTCGGTCGTGGCGTCGTCGGGCTTCTGGGCCTACGTTCTCCGTAAGACCGACCACAAGTCCGCACTCACCAGACTGACGATGGGCCTGGCCTACGTCGAGCTGGTGCATCTTTGCGCAACCTACATTCAGCGTGGGGCCATTTCCAGGGAAGAGTACGAGGATCTGAGGCACTACTTCTACGACCCGTACAAGGAACTGGGTGGCAATGGCGTCGCCGAGAAGCTCATGAAGTCCATCGAGGAACTTCCAATGCAGGCTTCCCGGCGGTATGCAAATGTGGCCGAAGTACATACCCGAGAAGGGGAGCAACCAAACTATGCCCGAGTCGTCGCACGCTCTGAAGAAGCCTCTGCTGGGCGATAGCGCTTACAACCGGTTGAAGCAGTCGACCACGGTCCTACTGCCGGCCGCAGGCGCTCTGTACTTCGCCCTGGCACAGATATGGCATCTGCCCAAGGCGGAAGAGGTCGTCGGCTCTCTGGCCGCACTAAACACGTTCCTCGGGGTCGTTCTGGGTGTCTCCACGCGTTCGTACAACCGTAGTGACACCAAGTACGCCGGCATCATCGAGGTCGAAGAGACCCCGGACGTGAAGAACCTGAAGATCACCCTCAACGAGGCGACACCGGCGCTGGAGAATCAGCCCGAAGTCCTCTTCCGGGTCGACAGCAGCAGTACGGGCGAAACACCGATCATTCAGCCGTAGGTTGTAGGGGTCGCAGGATAAACATGGCCTGTAGTGAGACCCCTACGAAAGGAACCTACCTTGATCACCCTCAAGGCTTCCAACATCGAGCCCACCCCGCTGGACGACGCGATCACGCGTCTGTTCTCCTCGCTTGAGGGGATGAGCCCCGATTCCGAAGAGTACGCCAAGACGGCTGACCAGCTTGTCAAGCTCTACAAGCTCAACGACGAATCCAAGTCGAAGAAGCGCGTGAGCCCTGACACGCTGGCCAACCTCGCTGGCAGCCTCTCCGGAATCCTGGCCATCCTCATCTTCGAGAAGTCCGGACACATCATCGCTACCAAGGCGCTTGGCTTCGTGTCGAAGCTCGCCCGGTAACAAGGCCACTTCCCACCAAGGAAATCAACGCAGGCACCGCGTAAGAGAACCCCAACTCTTGCGCGGTGTTTGTGTTTTTCTCAGCTTTTCATTTTTCGCACGTTTTACGCGCTTTATAGTGAGACCCCTACGAAAGGACCCCGCCGTGTTTCGACGGAAGAATCGTGCCCTCCAGGTGTCCGTAGTCAAAACGCCCAAGAATGAAAAGGCCGTTGACGCGCCCGACGTGGCGTGCAGTCACCGAGACCCCGAGCAGATCGCTGAGATCGCAAAGGACTTCGTGACGCACACCGCCAAGGCCGTCGGCGCCGTGATCATCACCTACGCCGTTTCCACTGCGTTCACCCGCCTGGTCGACAACCTGTCCAAATCCGACGATTCCGAGTGAATCTCGCCTATATTTGAACCCGCAAGCCCCGAAAGGGGTTTGGGTTTTGTTTTGGCGAAAATTCCCGGGGGAGATTTTTCGTAGAACCTCGCAAGAATTACATGCTCTATAGTGAGACCCCTACTATGTCTGGAGACCCCATGTCCAAGACCGCCAACGAGACCTCCATCCCCACCGCCGCCATGCTGAACGCGCAGGCCGCTGACAAGGAGACGACCGACATCGTCGAGGAGTCGAACGAGACCATCACCATCACCTTCAACAAGAAGGCGCTGAAGAAGGCCCTGTTCGGCACCGTCGCCGCTGCCGCCGCCACCTACGTCGTGACCCGCCTGCTCGGCTCGTCGGACGGTGAGGACTCGGACTCGGAGACGACCGAAGACTGAGTTCCCGACCTCCCCAGGTCACTCAGAAGCCCTTAGCACCCTACCCAGGTGCTTAGGGTTTTGCTTTTTCCATCACGAGACACAGGGACAACACCAATGGGCAACAAGCTCAAGTTCGCCAGTTTCCTCGGACGCGTCTTCTTGGTCAACACGGCTGCCGGTATCGGCGCCATGACGGGCGTGGGTCTGGTGGCGGTCAGCATGGCCAAGATCGCCAAGAAGGTCAGCGGGAAGAGCCTAACCCAGAACCTTGTCGAGGCGATCGACAACTTGGACACCGAGACCCCTACCACTGAGGCGAAGTAACAGCCTCTCAGATCGGAGCAACATGGACATCGGCATACTGGCCAAAAGGGCCGGTAAAATCGCGGCCGACAATTCGCCGACGATCCTGACCGCCATCGGCGTCACTGGGACGCTGGCAACCGCCTACCTTACGGGTAAGGCGACTCTCAAGGCCGCGGAGATTCTCTCGGAACACGAGGCCGACCGTCTTCAGGCGATGCCCGAGCACAACCCTCCTTACACGTTCAAGGAGAAGCTCGGATTCGTCTGGAAGGAATACCTCCCTGCCGCAGGCACCGCCGTGGTGACGGTCGCCTGCATCGTGGCGGCCAACCGCATCGGAGCTCGCCGGGTGGCGGCTATGGCGACGGCTTACACGATCGCCGAGAAGGCGGCACAGCAGTACCGAGACAAGGTCATCGAGACCTGGGGCGAGAAGAAGGAACAAACTCTTCGAGCGAAGATCGCCCAGGACGAGATCGACAACCACCCGATAGAGCGCGATACGGTCTACGTCGAGGGCGGTGGTGGAGACCTCTTCCGGGACTCCTGGTCGGGTCGGTACTTCAACAGCTCTGTCGTGGCGCTGGAGAAGGCCGCTAACCAAATCAACTCATCGCTCAACAACGAATTCTCGGCGACTCTGTCCGACTTCTACGACCTTGTCGGTCTGGAACGGACTGACGAGTCGGACATGATCGGCTGGAACTCTGACTGCCATCTGGAGCTGGAGTTCAGCTGGGGCAGCACGCCCGACGAGCGCCCTTGTGGCGTTCTGCGTTTCCGCACGGTGCCCTACCGCGGGCACAACTCCTTTCGCTAGAGGGCCACGGCCCAACATCCATCAAATCCTGAACTTCCTGAGCTGAGAGGCAACACATCCCAATGAGCGTCAAGCCCAACACCGCCAAGACCGCCAACACCGAGGAGAAGACCGTGCCCGGTCAGCAGACCAACCCGGAGCTCGTCGCTGCTGTGCAGTCCGCGGTCGCGGCCGACAACATGGTCGACGCCCTGAAGAAGGTCGAGGACCAGCTGGCCGACGGCGTCACCGTGAAGATCAAGGTGGGCGAGGACGGCAAGGTCGAGCTGGACGTCGTCGAGTCCGGCAAGACGAAGAAGCTCGTCGCCGGCGCCAAGGGCGTGTTCCAGCGCAACAAGAAGCTGGTCCTGGCCACGGGCGGCCTGCTCGCCACGAGCGTTCTGCTGAAGGTCCTCGCGAACCGCCAGGCGTCCCTGGAGGCCGACGAGGTCGTCGAGTCCTCGGACGAGATCAACACCGAAGCCTGATCCACCAGCCCATCACCCGCCTCTAGCACAAGGGGAGCACCGTGCACGAGAAGAAGATAACGTACACCAATCTCGACGGAGAGAAGGTCACCGGGACCTACTACTTCAGCCTGACGAGGGCCGAAGCCGTCGAGCTCAATTTCCACAAGAAGGGCGGCCTGGAGGCGTACGCCAAGCGCATCGTCGAGGCCGAGAGCCATGGGGAGCTCATCGAGCTTTTCAAGAGCCTCATCCTCAAGACGTACGGCGTTCGCGACGGCCAGCGGTTCCGCAAGAACCAGGAGCTCACGGACGAGTTCGTCGAGACCGGCGCCTACTCGGAGCTGTTCATCGAACTGGCGACCAACCACGAGTCGGCGATCAAGTTCTTCCGTGAGGTGGTCCCCGCCGACATGCAGTCGCGGGTCGACGAGGCCGTGCTGCCGGACGACAAGGAGTACACGGACGAGCAGCTCCTGTCCATGTCGTGGGACGACTTCTACAGGTCCGCCGGCGGCAAGGACGACAAGAACTGGGACAAGCGCCACCTGCTGATCGCGTTCAGGCGTAAGCAGGCCGCCTGATGGCCCGCCGCAAGGGTCACCCGCTGCTGGATCTCGTACTCGTCTTCCTGACGGGCGGGCTCTGGCTGGTCTGGATGCTCGTGCGGTACTTGGCGCGAAACTCCTAGTTCGCAGATGAGGTTTGGGGTCCAAGCAAGGATCTGGGTCACTGTAGGGGTCTCCCCGATCCTACTCCGGATGCTTGGCTATAAACGACAGCCGGTCACGCCCCCGTGAAACATGTGCCCGCTCCTCATCGCAAGAATTCCGAGGTCTATAACGAGACCCCTACCGATTGGATCACCATGCCCAGGTCTAAGACCGACATCGCCAAGTCCGTCGTCGGCTTCATCGTCGGCTTCGGTGCTTCCCGGATCGCCAAGAACATCATCGACCGCAACACTGATGAAGAGGAGCGACTGCACAACCGTGCGGCCGTCGCCTCCGCTGAACTCGTTGTGGGCATGATGGCCGCGGACGCCGCCCGGAAGTACACCGACGCCAAGATCGATGAGATCGTCGAGTTCTGGGAGACCAACGTCAAGCCCAAGCTGTAACTCCTATCCGTACACGCCCCGAACAGCAAAACCCTTAACACGGGTTTTCTGTTTACTTCCAGCAGGAGATTGACATGGATTTCCCGAGCAACAGCCTTGAGCCGAGCGGCCCCAGCCGACCCGTGAGCGAGGAGCCGAAGGACCGGAAGCCCGAGAAGGTCATCCGCAAGATCGCGTCTGGAAAGGACGCCATAAAGAGGGACAAGAAGTCTCTCGGGAGTCGCTTCCGGGCAGCCCTCGGCGGAAAGGACGGTCAGAGCCTTCCCGACTACCTGGTCAGCGAGATCCTCGGCCCGGCGCTCAAAGACATGATCACGGACGCTGTGATCCAGGGCGTCGAGCGGATGGTCTACGGCGAGGCTCGTTCCTCCGTTCGTCGTACCGCCAACCACCGCGGACCGGTGGGATCGTCCAACCACATCAGCTACAACCGATACAGCACCACGCCGCGAGACGCGCGGCCCGTCATGAGCTCCCGTGGACGTGCGACGCACGACTTCGGGGAGATCGAACTCCACACGAGGGCGCAGGCTGAGGCCGTCATCGCCCAGATGGACGAGTTCGTGGACCGCTTCGGTCACACCTCCGTCGCCGACCTGTACGAGATGGTCGACCTCGAAGCCGAGTACACCGACGAGAAGTGGGGTTGGACCGACCTGCGTGGGGCCGACGTCCGTCGAACCCGCCAGGGCACTTACGTCCTGATCCTCCCGCGTACCGAACCCATCGGATAGGAACCTATGCTCTTCCGTCTGATCCTGGCAGCGGCCCTGAGTCCGCTCGGTCGGGAAATCCTGATCGACCTGTACAAGCGGTACATCTGCACCGAGCCTCGCCCCTACTCCCGTAAGGACTACAACCGATGAACGCCCTGAGGGCACTCTCCAACGCCGTGACCTCCAAGGTCGGACGGCAGATTCTCCTCACCCAGAAGCACTCTCCGACCCTGATGCTCGCCGCGGGTGCCGTGGGCTTCGTCGCCACCACCGTCCTGGCCTCCAAGGCCACGCTCAAGATGGACGGCATCCTCAAGGAGGCCGAGGCCGACCGCGCCAAGATCGAGAAGGCGGAGACCGAGCACCCCGAGAAGTACACCGCCGAGGACGCTGCGCAAGACCGCAAGCTGTCCAAGGTCAAGCTGGCCATCGAGGTCACAAAGGCTTACGCGCCGGCTGTCGCTGTTGGCCTCGGCACACTGTCCCTGTTCGTCGGGGCGCACGTCATTCTCACCAAGCGGGTCGCCGGCCTGACCGCCGCCTACGCTGCAGTCGACAAGGCGTTCAAGGAGTACCGCGCCCGAGTCGTCGCTGACCTCGGCGAGGAGAAGGACCGCGAGTACCGGTACGACATCGTCGACAAGGAGATCGCTGTCGAGGACGAGACCGGCGCTCACACCAAGACGATCAAGACGCCGAGCGGCAAGGCCCACTCGATGTACGCGATCTGCTTCGACAGGGAGAACCGCAATTGGAAGGGCGACTGGGGTTACAACCAGTCCTTCCTGGCGGCACAGCAGACCTGGGCGAACAACAAGCTCCGCGCCGACGGGCATATCTTCCTGAACGACGTCTACCGGATGCTCGGTATGCCTGACACGCCTGCGGGTGCGGTCACGGGCTGGGTCGATGGCGGCGACGGTGACGACACGGTCATCTTCAACATCTTCGGTCCGGACCCGGTCGGCGGAGACCTGTTCACCCAGGGCAACGAGCGGTCCGTCTGGATCGACTTCAACGTCGACGGTGTCATCTACGACAAGATCTGATGGGGGTCCTGGACATGCTGAAGGAAGTCCTGATCGGGGCCGCCGGTATCGGCGTGGGATATTTGGTGGCCCGCAACCAGCTGGAGAAGAAGTACGGCCGGCTCCTCGATGAGGAGATCCGCCGGACCAAGGAGTTCTTCGGGGCGAACTACGATGGCGACAAGGAGGCCCTGGACGACCCGGAGTTCATGGAGGCGGCCATCGACGCCGCGGACGCCATGACCCAGTACTCCCAGGGTGCGGCGAACATCGTCCCGTCCGTTCTCGCTCAGGATCTGGAGAAGGCCGTCAAGCGCTACGACAAGCCCGACTCGATCGTCGAGGAGGAGGTCGCGGACATCGAGCAGAACGCCGCGGCCAGTCCCCTGGACCCGGATGCTCGGGCGCCTTACCTGATCACCTTCGCCGAGTTCGACGCGAACGAGACGGGTGCCGAACAAATCACGGTGTCGTTCTTCGCCGGCGACGGGATCGTCATCGACGAGGAGGAGAACGTCATCTCCCCGGACCGGGTCGAGCAGATCATCGGGACGGACAACCTCAACAAGTTCGGGACCAACAAGGACGACCCGGACATGGAGCCCAACACGATCTGGGTCCGGTGCGAACGCTTCAACATGGACTTCGAGGTTCTCCGGAGTCCGGGGAAGCACTCGGTCGAAGTCCTGGGCCAGACGGGATAGGTCATGGACGGCAAGCCATTGGACGAGCTTTATCTCCAGTGGCTCTACAGCCAGGTCGCCGAACCGACGGAGAAGCTGGAGGAACTCACGTACTGGAGGCTGTTCAAGCAGCTCTTCACGACTGAGTTCCTCTGGATCATCCCGAACGACGACAACCGGCTGGAGGACGGAAAAGCACTTCGACGAGAGTTCCTCCACGAGCAGGCAATCGACACACAGGATGTTGACCCTGACTGGATAGAGCTCGGGTGTTCCGTCCTTGAACTGATGGTGGGGCTCGCTCGCCGGCTGGAATTCGAAGCCGGGGGTCAGCCCCACTATTGGTTCTGGACCATGATGGAGAACATCGGGTTGCGGACCTTTCACGACGGCGTCCGGCGGTACCCTCGCCGGCACATTGACGACGTCCTACACTCGATCATATTCCGCCAGTACAACAGCAGCGGACTCGGTGGGTTCTTCCCGCTGCAGTTCCCCAACGAGGATCAGCGCAACGTAGAACTCTGGTACCAGCTATCGGCGTACGTACTGGAAAACAGCTAATGGGAGGAGGGTAGATGCTGGACTTCTTTCGGATTGCCCTGAAGGAACCCACGAAGGAAGGGAAGCCCGTAGAAGTTCGACCCGACTTCACGGTCGGGAGGTCCAAGGACCTTATGGTCCGAGGTGGGGCCTTCTACGCGATCTGGGATGAGGAACTCGGACTCTGGTCCACGGACGAGTACGATGTTCAGCGTCTTGTGGACCGCGAGATTCAGGAATACTGCGACAAGCTGATTGCAGAAGGGACGCCGGCTGTACCGAAGTTCCTGAGCTCATTCGGCACCAACGGATGGGCTCAGTTCCGCAAGTTCCTGAGGAACGTCAGCGACAACAGCCACCAACTGGACTTGAAGGTGACGTTCGCAAACGAGGTGCCGACCAAGAAGACGGACTACGTCAGTCGGCATCTCCCTTACAGCCTCGTCCTGGGTGCACACGACGCCTGGGACGAGCTCACGGGAAAGCTGTACACCCCCGAAGAGCGCGAGAAGATCGAGTGGTCGATCGGTGCCATCATCTCCGGCGACGCCAAGGCCATCGAGAAGTTCGTGGTGTTCTACGGGCAGGGCGGTACCGGCAAGTCGACGATTCTCAAGATCATCGAGAAGCTGTTCGACGGCTACATCGCTATGTTCGAGGCCAAGGCTCTGGTCGGAGCGAACAACAACTTCGCGACCGAGGCGTTCAAGGACAACCCTCTCGTTGCGATCCAGCACGACGGCGACCTGTCCAAGATCGAGGACAACTCCAAGCTGAACTCGGTCGTCGGTCACGACAAGATGCGGATCAACGAGAAGTACAAGGCGGGCTACGAGCAGAAGCTCAACGCCTTCCTGTACATGGGTACCAACAAGCCGGTAAAGATCACCGATGCCAAGTCTGGACTGATTCGGCGTCTTATTGACGTGGTTCCGACCGGCGACACGTTCGAACCTGAGCACTACTACGCTCTGATGAGTCGCATCGACTTCGAACTCGGTGCGATTGCACAGCACTGCTTGGACATCTACAAGCGTCTTGGTCGGAGCTACTACAGCGGATACCGCCCCGAGCGGATGATGCTGGAAACGAACGTGTTCCACAACTTCATCGACGACCACTTCGAGATGCTCAAGGAGCAGGACGGCATCAGCCTGCGCCAGGCATACGCGCTGTACAAGGAGTGGGTCACTGACACGGGAGTCGAGTTCAAGCTCCCGCAGTACAAGTTCCGGACAGCCCTGAGGGACTTCTTCGACGAGTTCCACCAGAGGACCACCGTCAACGGAGCCGTGGTTCACAGCTACTTCAAGGGCTTTTCGGCCAAGCAGTTCAAAACCCCCGTGGTGCCGGAGACGACACCCAAGACGTACAAGCTCATTCTGGAAGAGACTGTCTCCATCCTGGACGAGCTGTATGCCGGGATGCCGGCCCAGTACGGGAAGCACAACGAGACCCCTGCAAAGTACTGGACTGACGAAGAGCGGATCATCGACGGCGAGCTCAAGAAGCCCGACCCGTCGGCAGTCTGCAGCACGGTCCTGGGGGACCTCGACACATCGAAGCTGCACTTCCTGAAGGTGCCGAAGCATCACATCGTGATCGACTTCGACCTGACGAAGGACGGCAAGAAGTCACTAGAGGCGAACCTGGAGGCCGCGAGCACGTGGCCCGCCACCTATGCCGAGATCTCCAAGTCCGGCAAGGGGGTTCATCTCCACTACGTCTACGACGGCGACGTTGACGAACTGGCGCGTGAGTACTCGAAGGGCATCGAGATCAAGGTGTACACAGGGAATTCCTCCCTGCGTCGCAAGCTCTCGTACTGCAACAGCGTACCCATCGCAACTATCAGCAGCGGCCTGCCATTTAGGGAGAAGAAGTCCGTGCTCGAAACCAACACACTGAAGGACGAACAGCACCTCCGGAACATGCTGGAGAAGTGCCTCAACAAGGAGCCACACGGCAGCACCAAGCCGTCGATGGACTTCGCCCTGAAGCTCACGAACGATGCGTACGAAGCCGGCTTTCCTTACGACGTCACTGACATGCGCAAGCGGTTCATGGTCTTCGCCAGCGGAAGCCAGAACCAGGCACTCACCTGCCTGAAGATCGCCAAGCAGATGAAGTGGGCATCCGAGAAGTCCGCGGAGGAGACCGTCGCTCCGCAGGTGGACACGACCCGTGGAGACGCTCCTGTCGTCTTCTTCGACGTCGAGGTCTTCCCGAACTTCTTCGGCATCTGCTGGATGTACGAGGACAGCGACACCATGGTCCGGATGGTCAACCCGTCCCCCGACGAGGTCGCTTCCCTCTTCAAGTACCGGCTGATCGGCTTCAACAACAGGAAGTACGACAACCACATTCTCTACGCGGCCAGTCTCGGCTGGGACAACCAGCGGCTCTACGAGCTGTCCCGCGCGATCATCGTCCTGCGCGACCAGAACGCATATCTCAAGGAGGCGTACAACCTTTCCTACGCGGACATCTACGACTTCGCGGCCACCAAGATGGGGCTCAAGAAGTGGCAGATCAAGCTGGGCCTGCCGCACGTGGAGCTGGACATCCCGTTCGACCAGCCGGTGCCGCCGGAGCTGTGGGACAAGATCATGGACTACTGCTGCAACGACGTCCACTCGACCAAGGCGGTGTTCAACCACCTGAAGCAGGACTTCGTTGCACGGCAGATCCTCGCCGACCTGAGCGGGCTTCCGGTGAACAGTACGACGCAGAAGCACACTGCCAGGATCATCTTCGGGAACGACCCTTCTCCGCAGAGGAGCTTCATCTACACCGACCTGTCGGAGGAGTTCCCGGGGTACGTCTACGACTTCGGCAAGAGCACGTACTGCGACGAGATCACCGGCGAAGGCGGGTACGTCTACGCGGAACCCGGCTACTACGAGGACGTCGTCGTTCTGGACGTCGCGTCGATGCACCCCACCTCCATCATCCAGCTGGAGGCGTTTGGGAAGTACACCAAGAACTTCAAGGACCTGGTGGACGCGCGTCTCGCGATCAAGCACGGGAGCTACGACGAGGCCCGGCAGATGCTCAACGGCAAGCTGGCGCCTTACCTGCAGAACGAGGCGGATGCCGAGCGGCTTTCCTACGCGATGAAGATCGTGATCAACATCGTGTACGGGCTGACGTCGGCCAAGTTCGACAACCCGTTCCGGGACGTGAGGAACAAGGACAACATTGTCGCCAAGCGGGGCGCGTTGTTCATGATCGACCTCAAGAAGTTCGTTCAGTCCATCGGGTTCCAGGTCGTCCACATCAAGACGGACTCCATCAAGATCCCTGGCGCCGACAAGGAGCTCATCGCTCAGGTGATGGACTTCGGTAAGCGGTACGGCTACACCTTCGAGCACGAGGCGACCTACAAGAAGTTCTGCCTCGTCAACGACGCGGTGTACATCGCGAAGTACGGGTGGGTCGAGAAGGAGAAGAAGATCGGGACCTGGGACGCCACTGGCGCTCAGTTCCAGCACCCCTGGGTCTACAAGAACCTCTTCTCCGGTGAGGCCGTCAAGTTCGAGGACCTGTGCGAGACCAAGCAGGTCATGTCTCCGTGGGCGATGTACCTCGACACCCAGCCGGGTCTGGCAACCCCGAACGAGCCCACCGCTGGACTGCAGCACATCGGCAGGACCGGCAGCTTCATCCCGGTGCTTGACGGGTTCGACCTGGTCAAGCTGAAGGACGGTCAGGGCAAGCCCTACGCCGTCACGGGCACAAAGGGCTACAAGTGGATGGAAGCCGAGCAGGTCAAGCAACAGGCCAGCATCGACATGCCGTTCTTCGACCTGGAAGCCCTGGCCGGCGTCGTCGACATGAGTTACTTCGACGACCTGGTCAAGGAAGCCAAGGACACCATCGGTAAGTACGTTCCGTACGAGGAGTTGGTGAGGGTTTGACCGAACGATTCGAATTCGAGACCTATGACGGCGCCGTTTACCACACGGAGGTGGAGATGCCGCGAAATGCATTCGAGAACAACGAGACCCCTGACGAGCAGGAGGTCGACATCACGCTCGGCGACGAGGTCGTCGGAAGCGGGACGTACAACGCTCGTACCGGTGTGATCACCGGGGACATTTCATCTGTAACCGGACTCACCATCGGCCCGGAGGGCGGTCTCATCTTCGGAATGAAGCCGAAGGAGGAGGTAAGCCGCCAGCAGGACGAGATGGACGTTCCCTACGGGCGGGACCCCGCGGACCGCTACCGAGTGCGAAGGGAAGGGGAGTAATGGCCTACACCGGCCACGGACACCAGATTCCTGGCAGTCCTGCGGGGACCATCCAGGACCGACCGAAGAGCCCAGCCCGCTGCGGTGGCGTCAACATCTGCCCGCGCTGCATCCACGAAGTCGAGGAGTGGGAATCCGTCATGATCGGCGAGCGAACTGACTTCCAGGAGAAGGCCAAGCAGATGGTCCGCGACTACGTGGACTCGCTCTACCTGCAGAACCATTCTGGACATGACGTACAGGATTACGAGATCTACGTCGTGTGGTTCGCCAAGACCCTGCAGAACTGGAAGGCGATCCTCGGCACAACCCTGCCGGACGGGATGCTGTTCGAGCTGACGCGCGACGGCGACCGTAAGGTCACGTATCTCGACGCCTACAAGAAGCAGGACAACGTCCCGATCCAGGACCGGTGATGTTGCGGCACATACGGCGGTGGCTCTACCGACGGGGTCACCGCCCGCCGCTGGGGAGTATCTGGCATTCCCCAACTCTCGATCTCATGTACGCGATGAAGAGCATCGATTATTCGAAGTTCTTCGATTGCCACGAAACATCGTGCGGATACATGGAACCCCACAAGCATGGTTTTGCCTGTGACAAGACATGTGGAGTCTGCCACGGGCATTACGACAAGGAGAACGAGTAATGCCGCTTCCCGCACGCAGGCGAGACACCACCCTCAAGATCGAGGGCACTCGCATAGTGTTCCGCCCCAACTTCGAGGGCAAGCAGGAGCAGTACAACGCCGAGGGCAACCGCTACTTCAACGTGGCCGTTCTCCCGGAGGATGTCGACAACCTGGTCGACCAGGGCTGGAACGTCAAGCAGTGGACCGGAAAGGAGGAGGGCGACGAGACCGAGTTCTTCATCAAGGTCAAGGTCTCGTTCAGGTTCAAGCCCCCGCGGCTGGTCCTGATCACCTCTCGCGGGCGTGTCCCTCTCGACGAGGAGACGTGCGAGATGCTCGACTGGACCGAGTTCCAGTTCATCGACGTCATCCTCAGCGCGAGTCATTACGACATCAACGGCAAGAAGGGCATCAGCGCCTACCTCAAGACCGGCATGTTCGTCGTGGCGGAGGACGAGCTGGAGCAGAAGTACTCCCACCTCCCCGAGGTCGGCATGGACCCGATCCTGGCGCTTCCGCCGGGTGAGGAGGACGTCCTGGACGGCGAGGTAATCGCCGAGTGGGAGGACGAACCGATGAAGGAGTTGACCTCATGACCTCCATGGGCGTCGCGTGGACGATCGCGGCGTTCATGGTGGCATTCGGGATAGGTCTCCTTCTGGCGGCGAAGCAGTGATCGTCGTAGCGGCTATGGTGGCGGGCGCCGTGATCATGCTTGTTGGCGTGGTCTTCGGCGTCGTCATCGCCGACAAAACGAGCTCCAAGGAGGAGCAGTGATCGGAGACATATTCTTCAGTTGGAACGAGCTCACCATCACTCTGGTGGCGTGGTTCGTTGTGGTAAGCGGTGTTGTGGCGGCCGACTTCGGCCCAGAGATCTACCGCGAGAAGAAGGACCACTGGCACGAGGCGCATGTTCAGACGGCGCCCAAGCCCACCTTCGACCCCGACAAGACGATGAAGCTCGGGGTGTTCGTCATGGAGAAGAAGCAGAAGCACGGCAGGCACGCAAGGGCCTAGGGGAGGAACCGTGAGTGCTAGGGATCTGGAAGAGCTCATCGCACTGGTTGATCGCGATCTCATGGCGGAGATTGAAAAGGACCCAACGGGTTGTCTCCGTCGTCTGTATGACTTCTTCGACACCGAAGAGACCCCGCTCAACCCGCGGGAGTTCTACCAGTTCCTTGGCGCCCTGACGCCCGAGGAGAACGTCTACTACCTGTTCGCCCTGGAGGGGGAGAAATGATCGTCACCGCAACATACGAGCGCCGCACGTTCAGAGTCCAGGCGATACGCGTCACCGCCGAGAACATCCAGGAAGTCGCCGAGTGGTGTGACGGAACCATCAAGGACGCTGACCTGCCGGCCACGAACGCCGCGTACATCCGTGTGCCTGCTTACAACCGCAACCCAACTCGGGCGCGGATCGGGGACTGGATCACCCGTCTGGGCGACTCGACGAACTTCCGTGTCTACCAGAACAAGACGTTCCTGCAGGCGTTCAGGGAGATCTTCGACGAGCAGAAGCGGTACGCGGAGGTCCATGCGATCCTCTGGAACGCGATGCTCAAGCAGGATGTCGCCACGTACAACGGTGAGTCCAGCAAGGGCATGGACATCGTCGCCGACAAGGCCGTCCGCAACATCATCGAACTGTTCCACTAGGAGAGACGTGCAGAAGGACACGGTGTTCAACCGAGAAATGAACGTGGTGTTCTCGAACACGCCAATGCTGACTGAGCGTCGGCTTCGAGCAAAGCACCCGGACACTTGGGCCTACGTCTGTATCGGTGAGACGAGACAGATCGTCACCGTGTCTGAGTACGTCAACCGTGAGAAATTCGCCGCCATCGGCAAGGTGGTGGAGGAGATCCTGGAACGGCAGGCCAAGCGGCCCTTGAAGGGGCACGCGCAGAAGCTGTATGCCGATCGCATGACGAAGAAGATCATTGATCTGATCTAGGGGAGGACTGGTGTACTACGTCATAGAACAGGATGGGAGTGTTGCCTTCGAGGGGACACCGCTGGAGGTGGAGAACTGGCTGTTCGAGAACACCGAGCAGCACAACTCCCGCCTGAGGGTTCGCATGAACCAGAGCACCATCTCCGCCTGGAAGTACCTCGGGTGGAGCCAGAGAGGCCGACGTAGCGCCTGACCCACAGGGGTCGGGGTGAAGG